GTTCCATTACCAATCTGGTCAATGTCAATTGTAATTTCTGCATCATCAGTAAGCGCACTTGTTGTAATAGTTGCAGCTGTTGCGGCCGTTACGCTTGTTTTTTCTGTATTGTCAATTGTCAGCTTTGTACCTAAAACAGATGTGCCGCTTTGGTTTATGTCAACCGTAAAAATAGAACCCGAAGCCTGAGCCGTTGTTAAACTTGCCCTTACCGAAGTCAATGTCATTGCATGAGGCATTCTGAATGTTACCTTTGCCGTTCCAGTTGTCAATGCTGTAGTTTCATCGCTCGCAGCAAGTTGTATCTCGACAGCTTGTCTTGTATCGTTTTCTACGTGTAACAAAATGTGTCCATCTACTGCGCTTTTCTTTGCGCAATATCCGATTATAACTATATAATTAGGTGATGCAGGTTTAGCATTTGTAATTTCACCTGCTACAGTTGGACTTAGATACAAAATATCACCTTCGGTAAAAGCGTTTGTGTTAACTCCGTGAATTATTCCGTTGATTGTGACAAAACCGTTACTTGTGTCTGCAATGTCTTCTGCCGTAATACCAAAAGCTGTTGCACTATTTGCTTCGCTGTTTGCTTGTGCCAAGTTTATACCAACAAATCCCCCTGCAACACCAACTACCTTTACAACGCTGCCTTTTGCTATCAAAGAACCGCTTGTGTTTCTTGCTCTGACAACCAATTGCTGACCAAGTCTATTTTTTAACCCACCTTTCAACCCCAAATCCAACGTTCCGTCAGTATCATTCCACGCCAATTCACCAACCCCAACAGAATGTCCAAGTGTTGTTTCAAAATCTAAATAATCCAAATCAATTATTGATTTATTATTAGCTGTATTACCTGATCCTAAAACTTGATCCAAAGTCGGCACTGCATTTTGTTGCAATGCCCAAATTGCTGCGCCCGTTGTAGCGTCTGAACATTCGTAAACGGTACCATTATCTAATGTCCAAAGCGAGCCAACTGCATAGCCTTTTGTATCGTCATCTGTGATTGTTGGAACATTTCCAAAGTTATACAAAGACTGGCGAATAGTATTTCCTGAGCTGCCCATAATATACCTGACACCACCTTCCCACTTGCTTTCGAAACCGAGTCCGCATATTTCTGCGATACCATTATTTCCGCCAAGACCAGCATCGATTGTGCCCTCTTTTAATCTTGATAAATTTGAGAACACAAGTCCATTACCTACCCTAAAATCAATATCAAATGGCCCTGAATAATTTCCAAGACCTAATACAGTTTCTAAATCAGATGAACCTGCTACATCAAAAAAAAAAGCAGCTAAGGCAGTAAATACAGCAGGCTGATCAACACCATAAGGAGCATCTGAGCTATCAAGTACATCATCGTATTCAGCTACAAAAGCAATAACATCGCCTGTGAGAATATTCTCAAATAAGAAACCACTTGTACCCCAAGGTTTAATTGTTGCTTGTCCACTTGGTAGTGCCAGGAATGGAGTTGTAGTACCCGGTAATCCAAAGGCAATACCTCCACCGAGTTGGTAAACTTGTAATTCTGCAAATTGCTTATTCATCATTAGTATATTATTGGGAATGTTGAAATGTTTTTGTTTTTAGGTTTACAGCATTGGCACTTTCCTTCGGGTTCAAAATCGAAAGGTAAATATAATGCGCTGTTATCGCAAAGATACGTAATAACTTCTTGTTGTAGAAACTGAATCTTATCTTTTAACGTATCTTTTAAGTAGCGCATATCATTACCTGTTGCAGCAGTAGCAAAATTTGCCTGTGTTACTTGAACTCCTGCCGATGTAATTTTGAAATGCGCAAAGCTGAGTGACTCTTCGAGAACTGCAAAACCAAGCAAATCGAATAGCTTACCATCCAGGAACAGATTCTCAAGGTCTGTATCTGTGAAGGCAGGTTCAATTGCACCAAATGCAGGATTGTAGTTTATAACATTTGCTGTCCTATTGGCTTTTAATTCATCGAAAAAAGCAGCACCGATAAGATTGCGAACATATCGCCTCTCTGCATTGTCAACGAATGGTGCCAACAGATTCGGGTCGAACTGAGTATCTGTCGGAGTGATGCGAATGTACCCACCTCGCACAACTTCTAAAGCCTTTATGAATTGCGCCATCCGAGTAAGTTTTTAATTTTTGCCAATATATTTTGCTGCTTCTCTGTGCCTTCTTCAGCTTCAACTTCTGCTTCAGCTTCGGTCTGTATCTGCTCTTCTTTGATTGCAGGCTGTAATGTCGGGCCATAACCAAGAATTTCTCTACCTTCAGTTTTGGTAAGGAGCATATTCACATCGAGATCACCTGCGAAAGATACCGGAACGATGTTTATAAAATCAAGTTCTACGCTCTTTAAGAACTCTATGCCTTCCGTTTCTGCAACTGTGTCCAAGTAAGGCTTCACAATGCCTCTTAGGATTGACTGCTGAATATCATAAATCTTTGTTCGGTACAATATTTCGAACTCGGAACGTATTTGCTGATTATTACCTAACTGCCCTGGTGTCGCTTGTACTAAACTGAGAGGAATTTCGAAGCCAGTTGCTATCCTATCCTTGGCAATATTGGATAGTTCCATGAAATAGCCATTGTATGACTGCTCGAACGGCACCCAGTTAGCTTTTAGTTCGGGATTCTCAAGTATTTGAAAGATAACTTTGAAGTCATTGCCTGTATCAGTCATCTTGTGCATAAATGCTTCCTGATAATCTCTTTGCTGTTCAGGAGTAAGATCACCAAACAACTGCAAAAGTCCTGATGTAGTTAAGCCATTACGGAACTTTGAAACATTGAACTTTGCAATTCTGTATTCAAGTTCAACAAAGTGTTTGGCACCAATCCAGTTTGGCACTCCCCATTGATACATTAGCGGAGAATACTGCTTCAATTGTAGCATCGAAGACTTGTCATAGCCGTACAACTCTGCGATGTTAGCACCTTGACCGTACTCTGACTCTAAAAGTTCATCAAGTTCATCTGTCCACCTTGGATATGCAGCGATATCTTTTACCGTTGCAGGAACACTATTCAATTCATATTTTTCATATCCTCTGCTTCTTCCGGTATAAGGTAGAATTGCCCAATCGGCAGATACACCAAAAAAACGAGTTTTAAGGTCTGTGCTGCGGAATGGTCGAACAAAATTTATATTTTGATGTGAAGCGAAAACAAAACCTTGTACAACATCGAGCTGAGTGAAGGCATTGCCAATTGCAGTATAGTCAAATGCTGCCTTCTTACAGATGTCTAAGATTGTATCTCCATCGCTGTTCTGCCTGGACAATACGGCCCAAAGTTTATTTTTCTCTATAGGAGTAAGAATCTGTGCTGATTTTTCACCAAGTACTGATTTTTCCTTTCGGATATAGAAGCCTTCACCAACAGTATAGTAAGCAACCTTGTTACAGATAGCTTTTGCTGTCGGAGAATTGTTAATCAGAGCAATAATCTGCTCAAGTTCTCCCTCTCTGACGAATGGCAAATAGTCAAACAAACCAAACAGCGCACGTGTAGGGTCTGAATTTTCATAGTATAAGTCCTTAGGCAATACGATCTGATCGGCCGTAGTACCTATCTGCATACTGAATAAATTATTTGGCTTGTTTTTCTTACTCATTACTCTTCGCTTTCTGTTTCAGCTTCTAATTTTGGCTTTTTAATTTTCTTAGCAGGTAAATCTAAGCTAAAATCTTTCAATTCCTGCATAGTATTGTCAAAATATTTAAGAAGCTGCTCCGGATATTTGCTATCCAGGTGTACTTTGATGTATTTTTTAAGGTCATCACCTTCCAATGTTCCGAGAGTTTTACCCTTGTATGGAACATTGTAATTTTTACAGAAATCTTTTACTTTAATCATATTGCAAAAGTTTAAAAAAGGCGGCTGTTACACCGCCCTTAGATTCAAATACCTCCTAATTAAACCAAAAACTAAGTATGAAAAACGCTAAGATTATGTAAGAGCGATGATACCAGCAACACCAGGAGTGAAGACAGTAGCAGCACCATCAACGATAGTATCGCAAATCAATTCGAGTGTGATTTGAGAAGGGTCAGTCAAGTTAGTACCGGTAGTGATTTGTGTACCACCACCAAGACGAGCATTAAGGTCAGAGAAGAATCCCCAAACAACTACTTGTCCGTTGTTTTCTTCGTGAGCAACGA